CTGTTCGAGCACTTCCTTCTTAATGTCAGTAGGAATAAAGTTAAGATCAACTAATCGCTGATTACGAAGATAACCGCGCATCATCTTCTCGTCACAGAAATCTTTTGGATCTGCGTCGAGCCACTGATCTAGCTTCTTCTGGCTGATAGGCTTCTGTCTTGCACCGACCACGAACGTGTCATCTGCTGACAAAAAGTTAGGAACACCGTCGCCGATATCACCACGAATAATATGTTCCTTGATGAACTTATCGACGTCGTTTGTCTTACGCCACTTCTTCTGTACAGGATCAAACTGCTGCACGTTCATGTAACACTGCAATTGAACAAAGTCTTTGTCACCAGAAAGAATCAAGATCTTCTCGTTGGTGTTACCATACGTTTGTACAAGAGTACCGATGACATCGTCTGCTTCGGCTCCATCGACGCGAAGAACTCGATAAGGAAAGTAATCTTTTAATTCATCGCGAACCTTATTCAGAGTTTCGAATACAGAATTCCAGTTGATTTCTGACTTCTCGCGATTCTTACGGCGATTTGCTTTGTAGTAAGGAAAGATCTTTCGACGCCAGTTATTACCTGCATCGCACGCAATAATCATCTCGCCAAACTCGTTCTTAAACTTTACATTATAAGCCCTGACCGAGTTCAGGACCATGTGTCGCAAAAGATCTTCTTCGATATCAACATTCGTGTGGTTTCCAAGTTGAATCATTAGATTCGAAATCATGACCTGTGAAAGGTCCATAATAATCATTTCAGTTTCTCACTCTTCTTCAGGCAAAGTATACGTATATTCAATTGAGCTGTCTTCATTATAACTAAATTCAAATATTCCGTCAACCATTTTATGGAACTGATGCTCAAGATTATATTGTCTATGTAACAATGCTTTGATGCTTTCCATAACTAAGGCTACGTCTTTTATGTATTTATCGTCATTAATATCTACACCATAAGCGCCGAACATATTAATTACGTCAGGAATCATATCATTCATCACGCCAGCCACGTGTTCTTTGCGTGTCTGAGTAACCTTATCAACAATTTCTTCCAAGTTTTGGGGTGGAGCGTCTTCACGACGAAAACCTGGAAATAAGATTACGTTGTCCGTCATTTAATAATCCTTAGTAGAATGGTATCTTCATTGATTCTGCCATTCGGTTTAGATTCCACGGTTTTGATTTCATCTATAAACTTCCGAAGACTGACTTTACCAGCGCCAAGTAAAGCTTGAATAGAAACATCTGGCTTTCTCAAGCTTTTGCTTGTAGAGGTTTCAATATCATAACCAGTCAGAGTAGTGCCCTTCACTTGGATTCCAGCTGGACCAATCGAGTCATATCGACTGAGCTTCTTGTATTTGGTATTGTAAGTCCATAGCTGCGTGCATCCTACGATCTCTGCTGGATGAACAGAGACAATCTTGAGTGAAGGCTCTTCCTTCTGATATTTAAGGTTCTTGACCAGATCGACGGCGGACTTTGCCTTCTTCTCTCGCGGCTTACGAACCTTGACAGCCTTCTTGTTATTTACATACCGATCGATGTCAGCGAAGAAATTGTTCCAAAAATTAATCCAAAACTTCTGACGCTTACCAAAAGATTCTTTGACTTGCTCGTCATCTAATAGAATCTCTTCGTGCTGAGGACGATAGTAGTCTGCCACGATACCAAGAATCTGAGCGTTCAGTTCGTTGGCTTGACAGAAGGTGTACATCGAGAATTCTTTGCCATCGATGACATTATCAATCTCTTCTTCGAGGCTCGTGATGATATAGTTGGCCTTCTCACGAATTCGAGATTGAATGTCGACGACAGGCTTTGGAGTTTCTTCGACTTCTTCGACAATATGAATTGCTTCAGCAAGAAGCTTCTTGACATTATCATTAAAGTAGTCTAGACTCTTCTGCGGCAATGCATTACCATTGAGGAGAATACGAGAGACGCTACCAAGAGTTCGGGAAATCTTCCACTTCGGAAGCTTGCGCAACAGAGTAAGATCGGCTTTAGTGTAGTTGCGTTTGGCATAAGTGAAGAACCATTCGCGAGACTGATCATCAGATGCCATGTAGTTGTACCAGTTTAAGGCTTGACTAAATTCCGTGATCACGATAGGCTCAGAACCATAGGCTTTGTCATCGAACGACTTGGACGCCGCGCGAGAGATTTGTTTTGGTTTAGCTTTTACCTTAATGACCATATTTACCCCTGCAGTTTTCTTGTTGCATTATTCAATCTACTACAGTTTTGATAATTTGTACATGTTTATTTTCACAGCTATGAAAGCTGCGATAATCCTCAAAGATCAATTTTATAATTAAAAATTGGACCAGACTTAGGTGTATATTGTGTTGCGTTAGGTTCCCATCCAGGAGTACCAACCATTGGCTCCCACTTTTTGTCGACATGTTCCTTTTTCACATAAGACCACTTACGAGGAGTTTCCATTGCCGTTTCCATGCCATGCTCGAGCAACTGATTGTGTACAGCGGCGTGTTCGTACATCTCTACGTCATCGAAGACGAAGACAGCTCCAGGATCTGATCGTTCAAGAAAGAATGCAATCTCAGTATCAAGAGCTCCGAGTGTATGAGGACCATCGAAGTGGACTACACTGTACTTATTGAGAATGCTCTTATGTTCTGCATAGATAGGAACACCGTCTGCATAACGATTGAAGAACTCCGTATCTTCGAGATTAAACATGTAGAAGTTCACGTTCTTCTGACGACAATACAGGTACATATTGATCATGCAGATGTCGCGCATGTCATTGGTATAGTCGCAGCGACCTTCCTTAAAGATCTCGTCGCGATAGTACTCGATGTTGCCGTAAGGATCGATACCAAAGACTGGCTTCTCAGGAGTTTGACCACTTTCTACGAGACCGTCGATGATCTTCTGTAGACCACCGCCGAGACGAACTCCGATCTCAACTGCTGCGCCTTCTACACCCTTCGATCGAATGGCTGCATCAGTTAATACTTCGTAATTTGCGCTGTCTGTTCCGAACTGCGCTTGGATTTGATGAATTGATACTGGTTGTTGCGACATTATATAGTTACCTCATTTTTGTTTCGAATATATTTAGCAATCATATGCATAATAGCTTGATGGACGTCTTCTGTTGCTTCGTATTCTGGAATGTCAATATGGAGAGAAATGTCTGCGAGTTGAGCGCACTTGTTATCGCGAAAAAATCCAGTCAAAGCAATAGTCTTCATTTTCAATGACTTAGCAGTCTCAATTGCTTTGACAACGTTTGGAGAATTACCGCTCGAAGAGATTGCAACGAGCACATCACCTTCTTGACCGAGTGCATCGAGCTGAAACGAATAAACATCGTCGTAACTGATATCATTGGAGATGGCAGTCATCAATGGAATATTTGCGGCCAATGAGATAACTCTTGGTCGTAATCCACCTTTCTTACAACCCTTTGTGTAGTCGCACGCCCAATGTTGGGCGATCGAAGCAGAAGCACCGTTACCAATTGTATAAATGTTATTACGATGATTCGAAATACTTGTCAGCCAAATCAGTTCGGCAGCTTTTTTAAATTCTTCATGATCAATGCTCGCAAACCCAATATTAATCAGGCCAAGATGATCGAATATGATATCAGTCTCGATAGACAACTCGTGCTCCTTCGTGTGAAATGCCTACGTCGAGGCAAGTACGATCTGAAAATTCTTTGCGGATTAGACTCTTAGAATCTGTGAGTGCCAACATATATCCGCCCCCGCCTGCTCCGAGAAGTTTAGATCCAAATGCGCCCACGCCTAGGCATCGATCGTACATACTATCTATCTCTTCTGAAGAGATGTCGTCGCTCATTTGTTTCTTCAACACCCAAGCAGAATTTAGTAGTCTTCCATATTCGTTGTTATTCACTCGTTGAGTGCCTTGCATTTTTGCCATATTGGAGAGCTCACGAATAACAAATGTCTTGGCTTCGAAATTAATATTATCGAGGATCTTCGCTGCGTGATGTTCGATATGAGTTGGAATTAAGATCATATAGTTCTCGATGCTATTCGAATCGAGTCTCTTAACATCTACACGATTATTACCAAGTTCGTTGGTATATTCGATATAATTCATACCACCGAACGCGGATGCAAACTGATCTTGCATACCGATCTTCCAACCACACAGATCGATCTCGATGTGACATGCAGTCTTTGCAATAAGATAAGGATTTACGTATTCGTAGCCAAGATAGGCAGATAATGTTTTGATCAGGGCGCAAGTAAAAGCAGACGATCCGCCAAGACCATTACCAATCGTAGGAATATCTGCGAATGATGTGATCTCAATGTTGGATTTGATACCGAAGAACTTGAGAGCATTCCGAACTATTTCATTCTGAATGTCTTCTACGTCGGTAACACACTCTTGTTTCGAATAAGAAATTTTGATATGATCATGAGGAGTGTACATGACTGCCACATAGACATACTTGTCGATGGCTGTCGAGATGGTTGCTCCACCCCACTTTGCAAAGTGTGTGGGGATATCGCTACCACCACCGAAAAAACTAACTCTGAGTGGTGCCTTGGCCAATATCACGGTGTTGTTCCTTTAACGAAGCGATGAGTCCCTTCCACTTGGGAATCACTGAATCCCAGCCGAAACGAGTGTCTGCGTATGCTTTGACAAATGACATCATATTAGTAATGTCGTTATTCTGCACGTTCTCGATGGCATACATCAGAGTATGAGCAAAGATGTTGGCATGCAGATTTGGATTCTCATGATCTCCGTCATACTGAACTGTAAGACCGCCTGAGGTATCAGTCAAAGCAGAGAAGTTGGGATGAACTGCAAGACAACCTGCAGACATGGCTTCAATCAATGAACGACACGAAGTTTCAGGCCAGATACATGGATAAGCAAAGATATGAGCACGCTGATATGCAGCTCGAACAGTTTCTTGATCTGCCCAACCGTGGTAATTGATCTGTGGGTGCTCCTTCATCTTATCGAAGAGTGGCTTGTACGCTTCGTCGCGTCCCTCCCAGCTAGGGCCATAGATACCGAATGAAGAGAAGACGTCTAGCTCAATATTCGGATATTTCTCGGCGAGAGCGCAAAATACAGGAACCAGAATCTCCAATCCACGATGCGGTGTGGACGTATAGATGAGACGAATCTTATCCTTTGGCTTGTCAACGAGTGGAATAGGATCGACACCTGTTTCGATAACTGTCGAATGATTGCTATATGGAACTCCAAGATAATCGCGATACTGTTGATACTGCCAGTTCGAACTGAAGACTAACTTTTGAAAGCGAGCTCGAGAAGCTGGATCTTGAAGATGTGAAGCTTCGGGATCACCGGCGAGATCATGTAAATGGTAGATCTTAATTCTGTTAGGATAAAGGTTACGGACGCGAGCAGTGATAATTTGGACACCGTCGAGTTCATCTCGAGTAAGTCGGTTGAAGAGATTTCGAGTGGTAAGTTCTGTTCCGCCATTCGATTCCTTATTCAGTTCATTTAATTCAATTAGGTCTTGGTTGTTCATAATTTTTATATCCATTCACTAAATAGTCATCGTAGAGGTATTCGATGTCTTGATTCTTAAAGAACTCTTTATCATTAAATGCTTTGTCATCAATCCACACATCGTATGACGGTTTTCCGAGCCGAACTTCGTGAAACTTACAGCCCCAATCATTAAGTTGTTTGTTAGTAAGTACGGTCCAATTTAGTCCGGATCCTGATCCCCTAGCCGTCCAATAGATAATGGTATGGCCTTGATCGTACAGTCTATTTATCTCTTCAATACGATGCTTAAGCGGAATGGCAAGACCATAACGATGTTGACCATCTGTGAAAGGAGTACGACAGATGGTCTGGTCAATATCTACCATGTAAATCATTCGACTGAAAATCCAATAATCGTGTCATAGCGAAATGAACGCCATCCCTTATTTTCGAGATCCCATACAGCGAGCACATCAGGATTTGGTGTCTTCTTCTGCACGACTTCTTCGAGATCTGTCTGCGCTGGAAGTTCTGTCGGTGACAGAGTACAACGAAGAACTCTTTGCGTGCCATCCTTCTTTAAGAAGGTTACAATTGCGATTCCAGTTTGAAGAACGCCCTTTAAATATTCATTCTGCCAAGAACGATCGTTCTGGTCTGTCGTACCATTCAACGAGTTTATCATAACCACCCACCTTTTCTGCATTGATAATAATGAAAGGAACCGTTCTTACATCTGGAAAGCTTTCCATAAACTCTTCGCGCGTAAGATCTTTTCCTATCTTCTTTTCTATATACTGTTCTCCTTTATTTGTAAACAAGTTTTTCGCTTGTACACAATAAGGGCAATTGTCTTTCGTATAGATTAGAATATTCTTAGTCATTTGTGCCTGCTTTTGCATAAATTCCATATGATACTCGCTTCGGATCTCCGTACACCGTATTTGCACGTACTCTAATAAAGCTCTTATCTGAAGATGGACCTGCGATAGTAATCCAAGGATTCTGACCTCTTTTCCAAGCTTTCAGTTTATTATAAGCTTTTTCGCCTTCACTTCTTCCTCGACGAACTTCTTTTACTCCGGCAACAATTGATCGCCGATCACCTTTTGATACTAACTTAGCACGCGTTCTCTTCTTACCCATTATAACACCTCATTTTTATTGTTCATACACCTATTATATAACACGTTTATCAATTAAAGACAACTCTTTTTCTCTGTCTATGTACTTATACTCTACTTTTGTAGGGTTCCAGGCTTCAATAGCTTTGAACACGTCATCAATATTCAGTGTGCTACAGGTATAGACGTCCAACTGAGCAAGTGCTGGTTCACACTCATCCCAAACATGAAGAGCAATATGACTTGTCTCGATAATAGTCACTGCGGTTAGACCGCGGTTGCCGACCATATCTGAATAAACCGAATAAGGACCCATGAGAACCTTCATATCGATTATTTCTACTAGTCTATGCATCCACGCATTAATTGCTGCGGTGCATCGTGGAGGATTACTTAATTCCGCTCTGACAATTAAGTGCTTGTGTTCTAGTACCTTACCCACCTCATAAATTCTCCTGTTCGGGGTTGAAAATTAAAGCCTTGACGTGGCTTGCTTGAATTTTACAAGATACCCAATTATTATAATATTGAGGATCTAAGATAGCATCTGTATCGAATATATATTTAGTTTCAAAATAATTACATTCTCCGCGGCCCTTACAGAGTC